AAAAAGAGATTGTTCAAAATTTCTATTTAAATCTTGTGCTCTAATAGCTGAACCTGGAAAGAATGTTGAAGATGTAGCTGTTGTATCAGTCTCTCGAAAAATACGAATAGCTACACCAGCAGGTGGTGCTACAGTAAAATCTACTTGTGTTGGCGTGTTATCATTAATTGTGAAAGCAGTCGTACCTATATCATCCCAGGTAACTTTTACGTCTTCTTTTTTTATGTAAGGAAATGAAAAAGTATAACTTGTTGCTGTTCCATTTCCTGTATAAGTATTTTCAGTTGTTGCCATGATTTTTTAATTACGAATGTTAGTAGTAAAATCTGTAATGCCGGAAATAATACCTCTCATAGCTTTGTTTTCTTTTTCTTTTTTCTCTGCTATTCTTTTTTGAATTTCACCTTTCATTCCTAGATCTAAATCATCAAAAGCAAGTTTTTCTGCATCTTTTCTTGCTTTATCAAGTTCCATGAAAATCATATCATACTTACCAATAGGTGTATCTTCAGCACTGATACCTTTTGATCTAGCTTCTCTCAGTTCTTTAACAGTATTACGTGCATCAGTTAACTTACTAATTCTTGCAATTTCACCCCGCCAATAACCACGTTCACCCATAAGTTCAGATAGTTTAGAACGCTCTGTAGGTGAAATTTCAATACCTTCTCGTGTTTTAAATAAAGATGATGAATCATATTCAATATCATTAAGGAATTTTTCTTCTGGTGATTCACCTTCGTATACTTTAATTGGAGATATTGTATTAAACAAACGCCCCATCATTTTATAGTTATTTGGTACTTTACCTGTTACAGGACTGTAGATATAAGGTTGTCTGTTAGAAGGATCAAAAACATTAAGATATTGATTTTTGTTTCTTATAAGACTTGCTATATCTTTCTCAACATCTTTAAGACCGCCATCGATAATTTGACTAACGTTATTACGAACACCGCCTAAAGGTCCAAGAGCATTAATTTGTCCAGCAGCAAATCTATTTAAAGCATATTCATTTCCGCTAAGAATTTCAACTAGTGGTGTTAAAACAGAAAGAGCAGTATCTTCAGTTACAGCAGAAGCAAGAATAACAGCCATTTTAGCTTTTAAATTCTCTGTAGCTGCTTCACCAAGCATATCAATATTATCACCAATAGTAGCTAAAGTAGCAACCCAATTACTTAAACCAGGACCAAGTAATTCATCATAACTAATTTTTTTACCAAAAATGGTAACTGTTCTAGGTTTCCAGCCTCTTCTCTTTCGAGCTGCCATTAACTGTCTATCATAAGAACCATCACCTGTCATTGCAAACCAACCATCTCCAGTTAAAACATCAGTCACAACATTTGAAAGAACAAGTCCTGTTATAATAGAAGAAACACCTTTTCTGCCTAAAGTTTTATTTTTTAAATCAACAAGAGTATTTAATTTAGCTACACTATCCATTTGGCTTACTTTGTAGCCACGGGCTGTTAGAATATTATCTACTAATTCAGGTTGCTCCATAAATGTTGCAAGTGGAGTATAAGCTAAGTCATTTATATCTTTTTGAAAAGAACGTATTGGAGCAGGGATATATTCATCAGCAGTCCTAACTACATTTACTAAGATGCCGGGGAATCTATTAAAAGCCCTCAACAAAGGAACTTTTTCATAAAGACTATTTAACGCTGTAACCATATCACTGTTTAGATTTAAAGCAAGTTCACTTGTGTTATACTTAACTGCTTCATCTACAATAATACCGTTTTCATCAAACATACTATTATATTCTTTGTTAGCAAGTCTCTTTACTTCATCAGGTGATGCCGCTTTACCAAGGCGTTGTATCTCATCCATAGCACGGAAACGAGCTTGTGCATTAGCAACACTAGCACTTGTGTAACCATCAAAACCAGTAAATGTATTTGGAATGAATCTAAATACAGGGTCTGCTTCCATTGCTTTAAGATTATCATATAAATCTACAACATATTGAAACCCATACCTACCGTTATCAGCTTCAATCTGTGCAATTTTTCTGTACCCATCAATTTTAGCTTCATTCTTAATTACAAAATCTAACCTAGTAGCATCTTTTACATTGTTAGGATTTTGCGATGCTTTCATAAACATCTTACCAGCATAAGGTATTGCTTTTTTTTGTGTATCTAAGACAGCACTATAAGCCATCCAGCCACGTTGTACTGATTTAAGATCTTTACGCATTAAAGCACCTGTAAGATAACTTAATGGTTCTCCCACCATACCACTTAAATTACCATATAGAGCTTTAGCACTAGAAGTTACAGAAAACAAAGAGTTATAAAAATTACCTCTAACGGCTTGTGCTAAAATATTAGGTGCTTCAGGATTACCGTCAATAATTGGACGCCACCTAACAAAAGTATTTAGAATATCTTCATTCATTTTAGTGATACTATTGATCTTACCATCACTAGCCTCATATAACTCAAGAAATCCGTCAAGAACTTCTGGGTTATTTTCTTCTAAATACTGCCAGTTTTGGGTAAACCGATCACTTTCGTCTTGAATAATACGTAAAGCTTGTGGTGATTGTTCAATAATCTCTTTGTTTAGTTGTTCTGGTGTCTTACCAAATGCACGAGCACGCTCACCTAAAGCCATGATACCACGTTTCTTATCTACATAATACTCGGTAGTTCTTTTTAATTGTTGTAGGTAAGCTAGGTTATCACGTACTTGTTCTTTAGCTTGATCTACAGCAGCTGAACCTCGGTTAAGCCTAATACCTTCAGATAGATCAGCAATTTGACCAGCAATTGACGTAGCACTATAAGCTTGTGCTTTTGCAATATCCATACCAGTAAACTGCTCAGCTTGGTCATCGATCATCCTGAAGATACCTCTGTATCCTTCATCAGTTAATTCTTCCAAACCAAATTGATTTTTTACAATAACAGGATCAAGAATCTTACGAATTTCATCTACACCAACAGTAGGATCAAACAATTCAAGTACTAAGTTATCACCTTGTTCTTGAATTTCATCAAAACTAATTGCCCAATCAGCTGCATCAACACGATAACGATCAGCATCTTTTAGTTGTTTAGCAAGACCAATTGAAACTTCTTCTACAACACCTGGTGTACTGATTGCAAACTTACGTGCAGGTTCACTAATAAAGTTACCTAAACGACCATAAACTGATCCTTTGTTTTTAGCAACACGTACTGCATCAACACTAGCACCAATGATACCAAAATCATCAGCACTACGCATACCAACTTCATTCCAATCATAAACGTCGTTTACACCTTTCAGTGGGACGTTAGCATTAGGATTCATAGCTTGATTGTAGTAGCCAAGCTCATCAAGATCTGCTTCTTGTTTAGCAGCATATCTAGAAAGTTCTTCTACTGCATCATCACTTTTAGCAACTGGTGTTAGATCATTAATAATTTTCTGTGCTTGAGGTGTCTCACCAACAATTTTAGGAGCTTTAGAAAAGGTTTGACCTACTTCATCAATTGCAGCCCCAAACTTACCAAGAAAACCTACAAACGGGATAAGAAAACCAAGACCTAGATCTTCATTTATGTTTTTAATACGTTTTTCATCTGGACTATCAGTATCAAGTGTAGCCCAGCTATCAGGGATAAAGTCATATTGTGGTGGTAAAGCTTTCTTAAGAGTACCGAAAGCATTATCTTCTTCATACTCAGAGCTAACAGCACCGACAGTAACAGCAGCACCTGCTTCTACACCCCTAGTTCCAAGAAACTTCATAAAGGCAGTATTACCTAACCTATTGATAACATTACCTGATCCAAGTGCTTTAGTGGTTGCAGTTTGTGCTTTAGTTGCTGCTGCCATACCAGCACTTTGAAGTGCTAATGTAGGAACAATAAGAGAAGAAATAGCTCTTACTGCTGATCAAACACCATTTTCATAAGGTGTTACTTTAGTAATCTGTGCACTTTTTGGTAGGAATTTATTAGCTAAATCAGTAATTGGATCTAATACACCGCCAACCGGAACAGCAGTTGCTAGTTCCATAGCGTATCTAGGATCAGTAGCAAAACCTTCTACGTCACTCCCAATGCCACCGCCCATTTGTAAACGGTTCCATTCCCCACGGCTCATACCTTGGGCTTCATAAT